CGGTATGTTTCCCACGTTTGAATCCTTTTGTCAAGTAATGGACCAATGCACCGAAAATTACGAATGTTTAGTCATTAATAATAATAGCAAGTCCAATAAATTACATGACCAAATCTTTTGGTACAAGGCCGAACCCCATGGCGATTTCAAACTTGGTTCCAGAGATTTCTGGGAAATTTCCAAGGAAATAAAGTCCGATGATGAGGATGATGTATATGACCCCAATTCCAGTAGAAAACGAGGCGCCGGACCAAAAATATCCGTGAGAAAAAGCAAGTGGTAAAAAACATATCTCTAAAAATTGAAATCATTTTGTTCACTTAGCCAGGTAAGTTATACCTAGTAGTTGAATAATATAATACGAAAGAACATGAGCGATTCATCAAGCAGTGCAAATGAAGAAATGGAACGTGGCTCACTGTATGAAGGGAAATACTTGTTTGCTATTATTAGGAAGCCTCAGTATGGTAAGACATTCATTTGTATAGAGAATATACGACAGAATATGGACTGTATCCATCTGGTTATCACTATGAATACTCTTAAGTCCAATCGCCAGTTCTTCGAACGGGCAAAAAACGAGTTCGGAAACAATATATGTGTGCTCAACTCAAAAGGGAAAAAGAAGGACCAGGATACCAATTTCCGCCATGCTAAGCATGTTGGCGAGGTTAAACAGCATCTTATTGATGGGTCACTAATCGTCATTATGTGTGCTCATCCTAAACGATTTGATGAGAGTATCTTGATGATTCTGGCGGAGATTCAAGACTCTAAAAAACTCCAGAAGCAGGTTATCATTCATATAGATGAAGCCCACAGTTATGTCCCGACGTTCAGAGACAAGGTAGTTAAGATGAATACGGTTGATATCACAAAATGCATCTACATGTACAGTGCGACTCCATTCGGCATATGGACAGACAACCCTAAATATCAACTATTCAAAGAAATCTATATTGTGGACTGTGAAACTCAATTTAATGTGATTAAGTCTGAGGATTACTTTGGAGTAATGGATTGTTCAACTATAGTTGTTGATCCTCCACAAGGTTATCAGTCGATCACACCAGTTATTCCGGTTGATTTCATTAAACGCTGGGGTGACGACGTGCAGAAGAGGCAGGCTAATGAGAGACAAGAGCTGCCTAGTCTAACGCTGGAGGAGCTCACCCTCAAGTGTACAGACATGAAGATAGATATTGACCAACCGCAAGCAGCATCGCAGGATGCGCTAGTCGGGATCATTATGGAGAAAATGCCAGTCTTGACTTGGTGGGAGCCTGGTCCATTTGATTTGGGAAATGAAGTCCAACTTCTCTCCCATGCAGAATGTAGTCTGCAAAAGTTGAAAGAACATACCATTAAAGACACAGAGTTCTCCTACAACTTTATTCCCGGTTTCTGTCGCAAGCTAACACACTACATGCTAATGGAGATGATTATTAAACTCTACCCAACCGCCCTCGTGATTATTATTAACGGGGATGGTACCCGGCTCTTCAGGACAGAAGATGATCTCCCGGAGATTATTGTGGATATTATACCGGATATGAATGAGTCATCAGAACAGATTGAGAGATCTATTGATAAGTATCCTAATCGCCCGACATTCATCACTGGTTTCCACTGCGTGGAAATGGGCGTGACATTAATCAATTCACGGATAGGAAACTTCGACAATGTGATTTACTCTCATGAACATTATAACGACCGTCCCGACGTCCATTATCAGTTGTGTAGGTTCTGTTTCAACTACCTCAAATGGAAGCCGGAAGAAAAGGTCCGGATAAAAAAAACAACGTTATACGTTAGTTCTCCTACACTGATTAAGAACTGTTTGGAATATGAGGACCAGGTAGATAAGATAGATAATGATATGAGTGGTTCCATGAGGACAAAGGATGAGGTCGTTGGAGACATGATTATAAAAGAGAAAAAGATACCGAAGGAGATGAAATATGCGGCCCTCGTACCATACACAAATGTTACAGTAAAGAAGTTCTATGTTGCAGACCTAGAGGACGAGGAGGATGTCATTGAGAGGGTGAAGAAGAGATACAAAGAGTGGATGGGGTCAGATTTGAAGGGTAAAGCATTACCAAAGAAGAATGATGATGGGTTCTACGAGTGTTCAACAACTGGAAAGAAACAAGTATTTACAGATAAATCAAGTTTAGAAGCTACTATCAAAGGGTGGAGTTGGATCTCTAATTTCTTAATAAAATCAAACTGTTACAAGTATGCTCGTGTGTATGTAGCATATGAAACTGTCGGAGACAATTCGTCGTATATGTGGTTCATACGAATGATGGAGTTTACAGATATAGAAAAAGTAGATGCGTTTTGGAAGGAGCAGACAGATGCGTGACTTATACTCTACTAAAACTCTGATAACACGCCGATATAAATTAAAATATGATATTTTACTTATATTTTTTATTTATACCTTTTCACATTTATAACGCCGACACCACACAAATGTTTATAGGTTTTTATTAATACATAAAATTGATTAAGATTAATATTGATAAACAGTATCAATAAAAATGGAATTCGTAAACAAAGAAATAAATGATGATACAACTATCTCTGGGAAATATAAAACAATTGGTGAAGTGAAAAATGCGTCAATTAGATCAGCTATACATGTTATTTCTAGAATGCATCCTGGTGTAGAACGGATGCATTTATGTAAATGGTTATTTGAAACACATTATTTGAAGAAACAATTTAGGGGCAATTTAACAAATAGAATTAAAATTATAACTAATAAATCTAGTTATAATCATATTATAGCTCATTGTTTTGACGGAATAGACCCATTAACCGTTTATGAAACGATACCAATTTTAAATGAAAAATGTAAAAGAATTATTCAATCATTACATACCATAGATCCATCCGGGGCGGGGACTTTCATGGATTATTTGGTTCGCAGACTCATTAGTGAACTTAGACAAGAAACATTTGTGGATACTCGGGCCGGTGTGGTTCTTGGTATGCGTATGCATACGAATCGTATGCATCAACAAAAGTTGAGAGAGCAAAAGTTAAACAATTTAAAATGTTATGAACTCAAAGAAAAGCTCAAACAAAGGGGTCTACCTGTTTCGGGTCTTAAAAAAGTACTTGTTACTCGACTGTCGGAAGATATGGAACCAGCAGATAGTTTAAAGGTAGATATAACTATGGTAAACGATAAACAATTATGGCAATTTAACGGGGACGGTGAAATAGGAAGATGGATAGTAGTTGAAGAACCCGGTTTAAAAAAAATAGTTAGTATCCAAGACGGACATAGATTTATTGAATTAGAACGTAAAGATGAATGGTTAAAAATAGAATATAAAAAAATAGTCGGATGGGTACGATATTTAGTACCAGATGTTCAATTCACCTCTGGTGTTTCTGGTAATATTAAAGATTATGTTCCGAACAAATGGTTTAAGAAAATAGAAAAGGAAGCTGCTGATAATCATTATTGTGAATCAGGTTGTAAAATAAAAATGGAACAATCATGTTGGAGTGGGACTACGACAGAACCACGTGAATGTGTATTTCCATGTTGTCAAAATATGTGTTATTATATGAAGGTACAAGATACAACAAAATATGAAACAAGGGATATTCTAAAAGAATTATATATAGCGTCTTGTTGTCATGCTGAAGCATTCGGGGGATGCCCGACTCAGGATACAGTTGATAAAATAATGAATATATTAGATGAAGTAGATAAAAACGAATTTATCTCTCCATTTATTCGTTTATGCGAAGCATTGCTAACTAATAGTAATAAGGTTTTATTAAATCCTGTGTTGGGGTGTATGTACCCCAGCTCCATACACATTCCATCTGATTGTGACCTAGTAATAGATGATTCTCTAATAGATATAAAATGTACTGGTGGGAGGAGGGATGTATCGGAAATGTTACAATTATTTGGATATGCGAGTTTATTAAAATATAATACGAAATACAATATGCGTATGAATAATATATGTATTATTAATCTATTACAAGGTGAATGTAAAATATATAATATAGAAAACATTTTAGATAATAACCTATTAGAATATTTACATTTACTAACAAATAAATACGATCCTAATAAGAAAATAAATATAAAAAAATTTGATAATAAAAACATTAAATATCCTTTATTTGTTGATTCGTTAAAAAATAATTATACCACTGACAACAGTGGCGACAATAAGATAATGGATCAACTTTATATAGAGGAAACATATGAAAATAAAATGGAAAATTATTATCCCGGATATAAAACGATGTGTCATAGACAACGAAAACAATGTTGTCCAATATATGAATATAATGATGCAGAAGGGTGTCCATTTGATCCAATGAATCTAAATAATTGGGATGGCGACCAACAAGTAGGTTTTCGTGATTAGTATGAGGGTTTAAATGTGTAAAACTCTCTATTATACCCTCCATAATTATACTATATTAACTTATTAAAAAACATATCTCTAAAAATTGATTAAAAAGTATATTATCATATATTTTTTAATATGGACGAATCCTCCTTAACCGATGAACAATATTATGTCTTGGACCAGTTTAAAGAAGGTAATAATTTATTTATCACCGGTCCAGGTGGAGTAGGCAAATCCCATCTAATTAATACCTTAGTTCACTATTGTAATAGCGTAAATAAACCGGTGCAAGTATGTGCTCTAACGGGGTGCGCAGCAGTATTACTCGGAGGAAAGACCAAGACCATACATTCATGGAGTGGGATTAATTTCTGTGATGGGAAAAACAGCGAGTTAATTACAAAGGCATTAAGCCGGTATATTATCAAGAGAAATTGGAAAAAAACACAAGTGCTTATTGTGGATGAGGTTTCTATGATGAGTAAAAAAATGCTAATGGTGCTAGAAGAAATGGCGAGGGATGCGAGAAATAGCGTTAAAGTATTTGGAGGAATTCAGGTAGTATTTTGTGGAGATTTTTACCAATTGCCGCCGGTATGTAAAGATAAATCCGATAATAGTAAGTTTTGCTTTGAGGCGAACATTTGGTCTACGATCTTTCCGTTAGACCAACATATACAACTGACTCATATTTTTAGACAGAAAGATAAAACCTACTTAGAATTATTATCTCAAGTGAGAGAAGGGACTATATCAGCAAAGAATATTAAGATACTTAAAGAACGGATGCATATAGCCAAGCCGAAAGGAATTACGCAGTTATCTCCTATTAAGTCGCGAGTAAATAGTATAAATGCCGATAAATTCAGTGACTTAGTCACTGATGAGCATGAATGTATTATGGCGGTTGAATATGATATGGATAAATATATCCGTTCAGGTAAATCGATTGAACCGGAATTATTAAACAAGGGTAGATTCTTGCCCCCGGCACAAAAAGAAATGGCAGTTAATAAATTACTAACGAATAGTAAAGGTGAAAAGGTGTTAGTATTAAAGGTGGGTTCATTTGTGATGTGTACGGCGAATATAGATATGGAGAATGGTATATGTAATGGGTCGCAGGGAACGATTATTGATTTTATAGAGAATAGTCCAGTCATTAAATTCAATAATGGTATTACCAAGACTCTTTCTAAACACTGTTGGCAATCGGTAGATTATCCCACGATTATTATTAAACAATATCCGCTTCAATTAGCGTGGGCTATCACTATTCATAAGATGCAGGGGGCTACGTTAGAGTCGGCGGTAATGGATCTAGGTAATAATGTATTTGAGAATGGTCAAATATATGTGGCTCTATCGAGGGTTAAATCCTTAGAGGGATTATATTTAACCGAATTCAATCCGCGTGTTATTACGACAAATCCCAAAGTGCGAGCGTTTTATAAAAAGATACCTCCACTGAATTTAGAAGTAGAATATGTGTCAGAGGAAGAAGGGGACGAGCCTTTAACAGAAGAATCTTATATAGAACCGGAAGTAAAAGAACCCGCACAGAAACCCGCACAGAAACCCGCACCAATCATAGATGAAGCCATCCTTAATAGTAAATTATATAAAGATTTACAAACCTATCGGACTACCACCTCTAAAGAAAAGGAAATTCCGCCATATTGTATTTTTGATAATAAAACGATGGCATTACTTACTACGGAATGTCCCACTACTCTACAGGAATTGTTAAATATAAAAGGTATTGGTAAGGCAAAGGGCGAACAATATGGCACAGATATTATTAATATATGTACTATGGATAGAAAACCTGAAGATAATCAGAAAGATAATCAGGTAACA